TGTTATGCTTGCACGGTAATTCCACTCATAATTGCACTTAAGCCATTAGGAGCAAGAATTTCTTGTGTTGCATTTGGTTCGCCACCAACGATTGTTAGAGCAGAAATTCCGTTCAAGTCGTTGTATGCTAAGCCTGTTTGGATTGTTCCAGAACTTACCAACCCGCCGTTTTGGAAAGCAAAGGACCAGTAACGGTCGTTGTTATCGAGCACGATTGCAAACAGGTTATTTTGAGCCACCAAATTTTGGAAAAGGTTTCTCAAAGTTGTGTTCATCTTTGGAAGATTTATTAACAACGTTGGATTAAACACCACTGATTGTGATGTAGTGTTAACTGAGATTGCCTCAGTTAATGATGAGCTTTGTTTAACAAGCTCGAACTTATAGAAGGTTCCTGCTCCTGAAATTGAAGTAATTTCATTATCAACTGAACTAGTCCATCCAGAAATAGTGTTTCCACTACCTCCAAGGATATACATTTCTTTAATACCACCAGTTGATGCATTACGACAATCAAGAGTATAGCCTTCTTCAATATAACATGACATAATTTATATATATATTAAGTTTACTCGTTTATTATGCTGTTGCCATAAAAGCGCCCACATCGAACACCCCTACGCCATAGGTAGCATGCATGTTAATTTTCACGATATCTTCAAATGGGTCGTACATAGCGCGCGTGGTCATCATCTCGGCATTCATACCAATCATGATGTATTGCGCTGGTCCTGCACATACGTAGTTTTGTCCAGTCAAACCTTGCGTTGGAACTACTGCTACGTTCGTTCCTGGTAAAAATACTTTCCAATCTGCTCCACTTGTTGAAGATGCGTCATCAAAATTAAATAAGTTTACAAAACTTGAATTTCTCATAGAGGCAATCAAAGCTCTGTAATCCGCATAACCACAATAGATAATTAAGTCATCTCTGTGTAATACATTTTCAGGAATGTTCTGGTAATATGTAGTGAATACATCTAAACCATTGTTCGCAGTTGCGGCCGTATAAGCGACTGCTGTTGCGCCATTACCTGAAGTAATCAAAGTTTTTACGCCATTGAAACACTGAGAGTTGTATTGAGTTGCTCCAGTCGCAGTAGTATTTCTCCATAACTGCAATTCGATTTGGTTAGCCGTACGGTTCGCAATGTCAGTCAAAATTACCTCCTCAAAAGGCACGGTTTCCTGAAAATTCGAGTTTGACAAGTATTGTGAAAGGTAGGTGTCGAACAGGTCGTACGGACAGAGCTGCATGTTGGCTTTCTTATTACAAAGTGCCACTTCTACGGTTGATTGTGTAGTTGAACCCGATGGGTCAAATCCACATGAGAGGTCTTGAAGTATAACATCGTTTTCTACAAAACCTACAAGTTCGGTGGTTCCTTTTAAGTTTGGACGTACGCTAGAATATTTAGGTAAAGTCAAACCAAGAAACGCCTTAATCAACATGTCCGAGCCATATTGCTCCCATGTTGCTAAGTTAGACAAGTCATAGTTGAAATTCAACTTAGTTGTTTTTTCTTTTTTATAATTATTTTTCATTTTAATTTATTTTGTTTTTATTTTATTTTTTTATCTTCTAGAACTTTTAATAAGTTCCAATTTCATGTCTAACATATCTCCAAAGCCTACTTTAGAAAATTGTTTAACTACAGGTAATCTGTCTGGTTCTGCCTTGAATTTCTCAAAGTCAGTCTTCAAGTTCTCAAACTCACTCTTGAATTTGTTTAACTCAGAGATTAAAGAAACCATTTCACTCATTGCTTCTTTCATTTTGTTCAAGTCTTCTTGTAAAGAACCTTCACCTGTTTTATCTGGATATTTAACTCCAGTGATGATACCTTCACCATCCGTAACGACGGTAATTCCTGATTGTGTAGTGTGTTCACCTGATGGTGCTTTTACTTTTTCACCACTTTCGGTAATGAAATAAAGTTGTTGACCAACCTTGAAATCACCACTTTCATCAGTTTCAATTTTTGTTCCATCGGCTAAAGTGTCCGATGACATCATATCGTCTTTTGTTTCAGTAATAATATTTGCTGATACTTCTTCTGTATCTTCCATATTTCCATCCATAATCTCAGTAATCACTGATGCTTCGTCCAATTTAATAATAAGACCTTCTCTTGTCTTATGTTCACCTGATGGTGCTGGAACCATTGTTGCATCTTTGATAATATAAACTACATCTCCAATGGCTAAATCACTTTCACTATTATTAGTGATTTCTGTTTCGCCATCTTCTAGTTTTGTAGAATAAAATTTCTCGGACTTGAATTTAATACCTAACAAATCAACTATACGATTGATTGCTTCTGTTGCGTTCATGTTTTTTTTATTGTATTGTTTTAATAATGTTTATTATCTCTTCCAATAAATACTCATCAGTTTTTTCAGTAGAAAAATTCAATATAAAATTTCCTTCTACTGAGCCACCTTTGACTTTACCAGATTTAATGTATTTCTCCCACAATTCATTTCCTTGTGGTGTTTCTAATATTTTGTATGCGGCCATCCATGAACCTGTAGGTATTTGGTCTTTTGTAAAACCTAATGAATATGTTTTATCATCTTCACCCACTATCCAACTCTCAACCATAACTGCATCTTGAAATTTGTAATCAGTATGTTCTAAGTTAGTTTCTCTCAACCTTTGTTCTATCATAAACTTTTGTTGGATTTTTTCAATTACCTCAGGTGAGAACTTTACAAAATAACGTTCACCAGTTGTATCATCCAAACGTGGTATAAGAATATTTGGTATCATCAATGGCATGTAAACTAATCTACGTTCTTCATCTGCGGCAAAGAATTGAGTTTTATTCATCTCTTGTTTTTTCATGTTTGATGAACATGCTTGAAATAATATACCACCAGTTCTTTCAACGGTTTCATAAACTCCACCACAGCCTAATAAATAAGATGCGTCTGTTGCTTGCACTTGGTCTTCATATAATGGAAACCCATTATACCACTCAAACGGTAATAATTCACCAGTTAATTCTACTTCTTTACTCATGTTTTGTTGTGATATTATATATGCAATTTCACTTGCTCTTTTTGTTGCTTTATCAAAATAACCATTGTTTGCCATCAACTTTGGTGGTGTTCCTGGTAATCCAGGTTCTGCACCTACATCGTTAACTCTATTACCAATAACTAATATTCTGTGCCAGGCGTGAACGCAATTAGGTCCGCCTTTATAAAGCCATTTAGAATATGCTTGTTCTTTATGTCCAAATTGTTTATTCAATGGATTTAACAAATCTATTTCTAATCTTCTAAAATATCTACCTTCAATTGAAGTGCAAAAACTACGGTCAGGTGAACCATTTTCAACTCTCTTATATAAATAATAAGTTGTTGCAGTTTTATGATTTCTTCTTTTTATTTGTTCTAATGTTGAACCACGTAATTCACCAACTACTGCCTCAAACTTTTCTAAATCTGTTCTTTGTAAAAATCTTAATAAATCATAAGTCTCTTTTTCTTCTTCACTATATTCTTCAATTGAAAAATTCTGTATATTTTCTTGACCAACTGAGGTTATTGCCCAACCATCAGGGTTATGCATCTCACAAGGCATGAAGACAATATTACCATCTTCATCTGTGTGCTCATGTGAACCATCACAACCCATTTGTGTTTTTCCATAAACCTCTGCTTCTTCTTTACTTGAAAAAACTGGTTGACCATCAATATAACCTACTAAATTAAAATCTTCTTTTTTCATACAACCACAATCCTCATTATAAGTGTCGCCTGTTGTATTTTGATATGCTGGCAAATTTGCTATATAATCAAATTGAATTCCAACTTTACCTAATTTAGAAATTACATCTCTATTATTATCGTAATGTTTTGTAATTCCTAATTCTTTAATCTTTGCAATTTTATCATTATTGCTTCCTGTTGCATAAACATGTGTAGATGGTATATTATATTCTTTTGCAACATCATACATAGTTTGTGTAGTGGTATTTCTAGCAGAAATAATGTAGATAATATTACCTTTACGTAATTCATCTTTTAGTAATTCTTTACCTCTATCAGTTGATAATGTTTCATCCCAATCAAAAGATACTTTATTTAATGCAAAGTCTTGTTTGCCTTCCCACATACCATAACATTTTCCTGCTGCTTGGTCTGGTGTTCTACCTTCATTTATTACGTATGGAATACACCTTGAAATAAAATCATCTTTGCTCTCACCAGGATTTGGATAC